ACCCCGCCAGTAATGAATGTGGCCATTACAAAGCCGGCGTACATTCACATCGAGCTGGCGCGGGTCTTGAGTAACAAGATGAACCTCATGCCCCTGATGACGCATGGTTTCAAATCGGGTTATATGCTCAGGAGGACGGGTCCGAGGGTCTCTTACACCGAACCAGTTTTGAGCCTCATCAACGACAATGACCGCATCATCCGGCAGCCCGAACCACTTTTCAGGGTCTTCAAACTCAAACCACTGAGCCTTGAGCGTTTCGGGCTTAAGACCATTGATATTATGGTAATAAACAATGCGTCCGGCAGAATGTGCGTAAATATCAACTTCCCGGATGGTATTAAGCGTTTTGCCGTGACCCATCTTACCAGTTCTGATATAGAGCATGGTTATGCCTCAAGTGTGCCGACGTTGCCAACTTTAGTCATGCGACCAGTCAGTTTGTCCATCCCGACCAAGACAAAGCGCGTAGTGATCGCAGCAAAGTAGATATTGATGGCAACATCAAACTTAGCAAGACCAAGAATCATCTGGATAGACTGACCAGCCCCGCCTAGATTGGACAGAACATAATCTTTTGCCTGACCGATAATTAGATTGATCCCGACATAGCTAACAATTCCAATCCCGAGCATTTTCAGAACCATTTTCACGATAGGCGTAACGATGGTCAGGAACAGTATTGCAAGATAATAAAAGTGCATTAGGAACCTCCAAAGGAACGACCGACGTAAAGCGCGGCGAGAAGAGAAGCGATGGATACAATCAACCACGAAAGGTCACTAGCAGCCTGACAAAGCGGTTCATAGTTCAACTCAAACGAACGACCGCCATTAAGACGCAGATTCATATTCTCAGGTGAAGGACAACCATTAGCCGGAAGGAACCGGCCAGCAGTGTTTATAAAGCCTTCAGCGGCAATCTCAGTCTGATCCAGCTGAAACTTCTCGCCTTCAAAGAGACCTTCGATATCCGTTTTGTTACTTTCGAAATCCGCCTGCTTTTCAGCCTCACATCGCATTTCCTTTTGCTGGCGAAGGATTGCGCACTGGACCGCATCGCCCTCACAAGAAACGGTCGCATCGCACGACTCACCACTGACCGAACCTTGCTTCTCCTCCTCCTCTTTTTCCTGCTTTTCGCGTTCGGCCTGACTCTTACCTTCGCCATCCTTACAATCAGCACCGGTACAAGTCGAAGAACTACCACCATCCGAACCATCACCATTAGTATTGCTGGTCGAAACATTGGTTGTAGTCGTAGTTGAGCACGCACCTACGCCGCTGCAATTTGTCGTGTTTGTGGTTGTGGTAGTAGTCGTTTCAGTTGAGCCGTCCGGGTTGTGCTTTTCTTCAACCTCAGTCGTGACCTCTTTTTCCGTCTGCTGCGGAGATGGGGAGTTGGGGACACAAACCGACGAGCCGTTGAATTCGCCAAAGTCGCAATCCATTTTGCCGGGATCTGTATAGGTCTGGGTTTCAGTGCAGGAATAAGTGAACGTCTGGCAATTGCCAGATTCATCGACTGTTAAACAAACACGATTCGTGCATTTCTTGTCACTATCAGCTTTTGGCTTGCCACTATCAGGCGCATCCGATTCAGTATCACCGGCAGTACAAGAAACACCATCGCCGAAGTAAAAGAAATTAGCCCAAGCACCAGACGGATCGCCGGAAACAAAGCGATAAGGCTTTCCATCTAATTCGTAATCAGAGTAACGGCAAGACGCTTGACAGATAGTTGCAGGAGGCGGAGTCGTTGCGATAGCACCAAGGTTAATTTCACCAAGTTTATGCCGATGGGAAATACGGTCGCCGCGAGTAGGCAGACACTCATCCTCTTCAGGCGCTACGCATTCGCCGGTAGTGGGGTTGTATTCGGAGCCTGCAGGACATGAAGAGCCGCCACGAAATCCACCAGACCTATACTCTTCAAAACTATCGGAAAGGCGCACTCTATAACATTGAACTGTATCCGGACTGGGGAATACCATTTTCCCCAATCGATAATAAGCAGTATCACCAACCCAAGCTTGACAGAGAGCCGTAGCAGAAGAGTATCTAAGACCAGTCTGGCCAGATTGCCAGTAATAATCCTCCGCACTAGCAGCAGAATGCCAAAGCCCCGCAGCCAGCAATATCAGAAGCATCCTTTTCATATTCAAAGCCGCCCAAAGAACACAAGATAAAACGCAAACGTAGTAACTATCAGCACATACAATTCGTAATTCATTGGGCGAATCCTTGGAAAAGAAAACCCCGCCGGAGCGGGGTTTAGTTGCTTCGGCACTTGTGAAAGTGCAGCGATCAGTTACAGCGCACGGCGCATGTACTTGAAGGCCATTGCAGCGATAATCACGCCGAAGACGGCCCAGCCGATAGTGCCTACATCAGTACCGGCTTCGGTAAGAGCAGCAGTAGCGTCAGTTGGAACAGCAGCATAAACGGAGCCAGCAAAAGCCGAAGCAGCAGCTACGGCACCCAGACCAACCTTTTTAAGCATTTTCATAATGTGACCTCGATATCACAGGAGTTTTTTAAGAACCAAGAAGCCAAACACCAGAGCAAACAAAACCAGCACTTCGCCTTGTAGTTCGGAAACTTGATCCCAGGTTAAAGCGGAGCCGGACAAGCCCCGCATTTCCTCAGTTGTGACAGTGATCAGTTGCCCAGAGCAAACAGGCGAGCCGCCAGCCCCTTGCAACCAATCAGCATCACAGACGAGAAAATTCATTGGCCGACCTCAACGAGTTCGGCGGTATCTTCCAAAGGCTCGCAATCAGGACAAACTGCGAAGTGAGGCGGCAAGTTCAGATCAGGGATCAGGTCGCTTTGCGGAGCGGGCAGGCACATGACCTTGCCCATATCGCAGCCGCAGCAGTCGCAGATAACTCGATCATGTATGAGCATTGCCGCCTCCTACCCCGTTACGCCTTGGCCTGGGGCTGTGCAGCCGATGCGCGGGGCGCTTCGGTTGCATTGCGTGGTTTTACCGACTCGACGTGCAGAACGAGGTTTTTGCCTTTGTTCTGGCCGCCACGAGCGATTTCGAAATGAACACGTACTGTTTCCAAGGGAGCGAAGTTCTGGCCAGCAGCAAACACTTCATCGGCAACTTCATCAGCAGCAGACATGCCAATGATGGACAGACCATGTTCGGTTTTACCGTCCGGCTCGTCGCCGTAGAACAGCTTGATATATTTAACGCCGCCCTCACCGTCGAAGCGTTGAGTACCAAGAAAAGCGACTTCCATTGTTGAACGTGCCATGTTTTGTTTCTCCAATTGTTCGCGCTTAGTTGCGCTGTTTTGCGTTCTTCAAGCTGAGCTTTCCTATCAGGTTGCTTTCGCTGTTCCTGCTGGGGTTTCTCTTACTTGAAGTGCAGTATTCGTTTAACTAGTTGGGCGATCCCTTCGGGCCAGGCTCTATTTGCTTCGCAAACCAAGCCAAACGATAAAGCTGTTTGTCTTGGCCCTTCGGGTAACGATCCTTATCGCAAGATCAACACCAAGGGCTTTGCCCTTGTCATCCCACTCTTGCCGCCGAGGGCTCAGGAGCGCGGGGAGAAAAGCTTTCCCCACACTCCAGAGCAGAGGCTTTTTCTGTTCGTGCAGGGTCAAGGGTGAAGGCTGCGCCCGGCAGCTAACTTTTTCGCGGTGAAGCATTGCGAAAAACTGACCTACCGCCCTTGACTGGACATGGCCATGTACGGGGCTTGCAGGCAGAGCGAAAAGCGTCATGCCGTCGCCTGGGAGGCCGAACGAGGCGCGAATCATTCAGCACCCCCATCGACACGGGCCACAATCGGCGCATTGCACGGCAGCGAACGGCAGTGGTCGCAAATGCAAATATCGGGAATGTCGACGTTTTTGAAGTCGCGGCAATCGACGATCAGCGTGTCACCGCAGCAGATACAGTCACCTACAACGATCCAATGAGGACGATCAACGTACAT